GCCTTTTGGTTTCATTCAATAGAGGGCATACTATATGCATCGGTATCTGGACTAATAGCAACACTTTTAAATAAATATATATGACACAAGAAGAAGCAAAATACATCATTGATGTGGTTAAACCTTTATTCCTTAAATGGAAAAAAGAACAAGTACTCCGTATGCCTCCAGAGGTAAACGTTGAGTTTCGCAAAATCTATCTCAAGGAGAATGGCAGACCATTACCCACTTGTTCAAGTTGTGTAGTTGATGGTATGCTATCTATGGTTATTAGAGCAGAGGCTCAATACCAACCTATCAAAGCAACAGAGATTGAAATAACAACCGATGCACCTATCAGCAAAAAGAGAAGCACAAAAGTTCGTAAGTAAGTATTGCACCGAAGGTAAGGTACTTGACATTGGCTCAATGGATGTGAACGGATGCCTTAAGGACTTGTTTGATGGATATGACTATACCGGTATGGATATGGCAGAGGGTAACAACGTTGATGTAATAGGAACAAGCCACGACATACCTTTTGAGGACAACACCTTTGATGTGATAGTATCAACCTCATGCTTTGAGCATGATGATATGTTTTGGGTATCGTTCTTGGAGATGTGCAGAGTATTAAAGCCAGGAGGTAAGATGTATATCAATGCACCATCAAACGGACCAGAGCATAGGTTTCCGGTTGACAACTGGAGGTTCTATCAAGACTCTTGGAAGGCACTTGAGAAGTGGGGCAGACGCAATAAAAAAAAGGTTGTACTTTTAGACTCATACATTGCAACACCTAATAACGATGGAGGCTTTGCTTGGAAGGATAGCATAGGCATATATGAGAAAGCACACTAAAATATACTTGCAAGAGATGGGATTTGATACAACCGATTGGATGCCATGTGAACTATGTGGAAGCACCGGTCAGGATATACACCACATAGAGGCAAGAGGTATGGGTGGCAGCAACACAAAGGACACGATTGAAAACCTAATGCTACTATGCAGAACTTGTCACGTTGAGTATGGTGATAAGAAAGAGTACAAAGGACTATTGAAGGCAACTCACATTGCTTATATGAATAGGATAAAAACAAAGTAAAATGAACAAAAACAAAGCAATAGAATTAAATGATTTTGCCAAAGAACTTGCAAATAGGTATTCGCGAAAAGATAGAGAAGGTAACTACAATCAAGAAACTTTTAACATATATAAAATAATACCTACAAGTGAAGATACTGCATCGCTTATTATGCAAAAGAATACAGGCAAAAGAGCATTGTTGTTTTGTTATTATATAAATAGAGGTATGTCAAAAGGTTGGAAATATTTTGTTCCAACTGATTCTCATTTTATGGGTATGAGAGCAAGTGAACTACATAAATTTCAAATTGAAGAATATAATTTTGACAAAAATCTGTGAGAAATCTGTGAATATCTATGGCAAACGAAGAGAACTTAAAACCATTTAAAAAAGGTGAAGATGAGAGAAGATGGATGGAGGGAAGACCTAAAAAATTTACCACTCTAATGAAGGAGGAAGGCTACAAGTTGAGTGAGGTCAACGACTCTATCCAGGCTATTATGGCTATGGATGAGAAGACAATTAAAGACGTTCTCAAAAATGAGGAAGCGACTATGCTTGAAAAGACAGTTGCAAGGGCAATCATTAAATCATACGAGAAGGGTTCACTCTATTCAATGGATACTTTATTATCTCGTGTATTCGGCAAACCAAAGGAGACGGTAGACGCAACAGTTGAAGCAAAGGTTATAAACGTGACCTTGAATTTAGACGATAATAAACCAAACAATTAATATGGAAGAAAACAAAAACACCGAACTATTAGCATCAATTTTGCTAACAGTAATTGACGAAAACAGAGATGCTCAAGAGAGCGTTGAATCTGAAGAATGGAAACTTGGTTATCACGAGGCTTGTGATATGGTATTAGAACAACTACAAAAACTGCAAAAGTAATGGAAGAAACAATTTATTTAGGAAACGGCTGGGAAGACCAGTATGGCACTAACATCTCAATCAACCTTGAGAAGTTAGAACAAGCAATCAGAAGTGGCAAATTAGAGAAGAACTCTTACGGTGATGTTCGATTGAGAGTTGGCAAACTAAAGAGCCAAAACGAAAAAAGCAAGGCTACCCATTGGGTGGCAGTGCCTAAACCAAAGAACGATTTACCATTTTGAGGGTATTAGTTTTATTTGATGGCATTACGGGTGTAGGGTTTCATCGACTCTACACTCCCTATGCTCGGCTGCAAGTTGATGAGGGCATCACAGTTGATGTATCAATGAAGCAGAGTGAATGGGGTGACCTGGAGTACAAGAACTATAACTGTGTCATATTCAATCGGTGGTTAGGCAATCTACAATACAACGTACTACCTATACTTGCTAAGCACAAGATACCATACATAGTTGATTTAGACGACTATTGGGTATTACCAAAGCACAACCCAGCATACAAGTTTTATCGTGCCTATATCAAGAACGGCATCAAGGATGCTTTACACTATGCCGATGGGGTTAGCGTTACCACACCACAACTCCTGGAAAAGGCAAAGGACTTCTACAAAGGAGATAACATTGAGGTTATTCCTAATGCACTCGATTTAAACCAAAGCCAATGGAAGGCAAATAAAGACCATACACCGACTATCGGTTGGGTTGGAGGGTTATCCCACACCGAAGACCTAAAACTCTTGGAGAATCAAATTAAATACGTTTGTGAGCGATATGGGTGGAGGTTCTTGATGTGTGGCTTTCATGAGAACACCAAAGAGTGGGCAATGATGGAGAAGTCAATCACTGGTGAGAGCAGAGCCAACAGACCTGAGTGGTTTCAAACTATAACCGGTACATCAGCAGATAAGTATGGTAGTGCCTATGCAGAGATAGACATAGCACTTGCACCATTAACCAAGTCACACTTTAACAAGCACAAGAGTGAGTTGAAGATAGTAGAGGCAGCAGCATACAAGTTGCCTATCCTCGTTTCAGACGTTGAGCCATACACCAACCATCGTAACAATTTAGGGGTTTACTTTGTTACCAATAACGATTGGGTTAGCCCATTGAGTAGATTGATTGAATCGGGCAAATGGAAACAAGTTGGAGGCATCAACTATAAATACTGCCAAGAACACCACAATCTAAAAGAGATAAACAAAACACGGCTATCCTTACTACAAAAAGTTGTGAGGAAATAGTGAGGAATCTACAAAATGCAAATCAACTATCAAAGACCATATCTCACTTCCTATCAAAAAGCCATCTTAGATTCAGATGCTCGATACACGATTACGGCAGCATCAACCAAGACAGGTAAAACGGCAAGTCATATCATATGGTTATTTGAACAAGCATTAAATCTCAAGAACAATCAATCGGTTTGGTGGGTAGCACCGGTATACCAACAAGCAGAGATTGCCTTTAGGAGAATGAAGGCACAAGTAAACATTCCCGACTTCTTTATATCCAATGAGAGTAAGTTAGTTTTGACAACTCCAATGGGTTCAAGGATAGAGTTTAAATCAGCAGAGAAACCCGATAACCTATACGGTGAGGATGTGTATGCAGCAGTATTTGATGAGGCATCACGTTCAAGAGAGGATTCTTGGTTTGCACTCCGTTCAACCCTAACTGCTACTCAAGGCAAATGTAAACTGATAGGTAACGTTAAAGGTAAAAAGAATTGGTTTTACAAGTTAGGAGAGAGGGCTAAGAGTGGTGACCCTAATATGGAGTACTTTAAAATAACTGCTTACGATGCAGCAAAAGAAGGCATCCTAAAAGAAGAGGAGATTGAACAAGCCAAAAGAGATTTGCCCGATTACATATTCAGAGAGTTATACCTTGCCGAACCATCAGAGGACAATTCCAACCCTTTTGGACATACCAACATTAACAACTGCATAACACCAACTAACGGCACTTCTATATGCTATGGGATTGACCTTGCCAAGTACACGGACTGGACGGTAATAATAGGGCTAAACAAGGACGGCAATGTATCTCACTTTGATAGGTTTCAAATGGATTGGAGTCAGACCTTAACAACTATCAAGAGAACGATAGGCAATACACCTGCTTTT